GGATGCAGATTCATTGCGGCGCGCACACGCGGCGCGACTGACGTGCGGGCGCGGATCTGGAGGCGCTCGAATGACGACTGGCCGGTCGGCTCATCAACGGTCAGTTCCGCATCCCACACGAATTTGCCGGGCACACGCTCGATTGCAGCAACGACGTCCGGGAACGATCTGTTCATGATGTTGCCTTGCCGCGACACAAGATCTACGCGCGAGCCGAATTTTCTGACAAGGCATCTGTATCCGTCATACTTTAGTTCGAAGATCCAGTCGTCTCTGGAAAACGGCGCGCGCGCCAGCGTGGCGAGCATCAAATCTGGCGCACCGATGAGCGGGATTAAGCACATAGGCACCTCCATTGACGATCAGTCCGTCAGCATAATCGGTTCCTGAGAGCGCTATCAAAAAAAGAGTGATAAACATCATTATGTCAAGTACAACTAACGAGTGAGACCAAAAATGGAACTGGCAATCTTCTTCATCATCGCGCTGACGCTCTATTTCATCCCAACAATGGTGGCGAACGGGCGCCAGCATCACAATGCCGGTGCGATCTTCGCGCTGAACGTGTTCCTCGGCTGGACGTTCATCGGGTGGGTCGCGTCGCTGGTGTGGGCGCTGACCGCCACGAAGGCAGCCAGCGCGGCACAGGCTTAAGGCGACGCCTCGACATAGCCATGCTCCTGCAGCGCTCGCACATATGCCTGCAGGGCCGTCAGCTTGTCGATCTCGCGCTGATCGTCGCCGGCTACTTCTGCAAGGCCGTCTGCAACCGCTGGAGCGAGGTCTGCTGTGGCGCTGGCACCATCAGCGCCGCCGGTGGCGCTGGCGCCTTCGCTGGCGGCAGCACAATGGGTGACGTGGACTGACATGCGCTGAGCACCAGAAGCAAGCTGAGCGCGATAAGAAAGAACGTCATTCGCATGTTGCGATACCTCGGCATTGAATTGTTTCTCGACAGCCGCGACTTTTACCTCTGCGGCCTGCTGGTTTGCCAGGGCTGCGGCGAGCGCCTTGGCTGTCGCCTGCGCCGTCGCTGCCTTCTCCGCGGACCATTGCGCCGACACATGTCCGGCGCCCTGATGCCAGCCGAGCAGATAAAGCCCGGTGACGGCGAGCGCGACGAGCGCCGCGCGCCAGTGATCGGCAACAAAGCGGCCGATCAGCGCGAGCGCTGCGATCATGCGGAGACTCCCAAAATCGAACGCGTGCCAACCTGGACCTGAATCGATCGGCTGTCGACGCGCGCGCTCGTGGTGACAGTCACGGTCACGCTGTAGGCGATGCCGGCCGTGCCGCCGCCGAGCCAAAACGTGACGACGCCATTGGCCGTGCTGGTTGACTTGCCGGACGGATTGACAGTGATCCCGGCGTCGGCCGTCACAGCGGCGCTGGAAATGGTTTCGCCGGCAGCAAGCCAGCTCGACCAGTCCATTTGATAATCAAGGACAGCCGCGGGAGCCTTCGGCGGCAGCGGAATAAGAAAAGCCATGCGATTCCCTTAGATGGTCAATTTACGACTGACTTGCGAGTCTCAGCAGTCACGAAAAAGCGTCGCGATTCGGCTCCGACTTGCGCCGCCCGCTTTTCGCTGAGCACGACAAAACGCCGTGATTCGGCGGCAACCGCCGTTCGGCGCGTCTCTAGCAGAACGACAAAGCGATCAGGATCTGGTGCGCTCGTGTCGATGACGACAGCGGATGCGGCCGACGTGTTCGATCTCTGCGCAGCCGACGCGGCGCCGGCAGTCGAGACAGAACCCAACGCGGCCGATGAATTCGGCGCCTGCACCGAGCTCGCCGAGCCGCCGACCGCTGCCGACCCGGTTGCCGCCGTCGCGTTGGGCGCCTGCGCGCTCGCCGCGCTCCCGCCGACACTTACCCCGCCGACGGCGTTCGAGACGCCTGACGCCTGCGTTGTCGAGCCAGCGCCGACCGCCGCTGCCGGGCGCGGATCGCTCGTCACGGTCCAAGGCGTCGCCGTGTTTTTGCGCCATTCCGTGCCGGTATAGCCGTAGACAACATGGTTCCAATACAGCAAAAGCGTGTACGGACTAGCCGAGCCGGTCGACTGATTGACGCCGTTCTTTGCCGCGTGCCCGTCGCCCGTAAGCGTCCATACCGCCAACGCCGCGTCGACAATCTGCGTCGCGTTGGTTGGAATGGCGGTGCCGTTAATCGATTCCGTGCTGCCGTTCGATGCGGTGCCGGAGCCAGTGCCGGGTGATTGCGTCGCGCTCGCTGCGCCAGTGATCGCAACCGCGCCGGCCGCGTTCGATGTGTTCGCCGCCTGCGCGCTCGATGCGGCGCCTGAAGCGCTCACTGCGCCCGATGCGCTCGCCGTGCTGCCAGATTGCGAGCTTGCCGCGCTGCCCGATACGCTCGCCGCGCCCGATGCCGCACCGGCATTCTTCGCCTGTGTCGATGCGCCGACGCCGGATATTGCGGCGCCCGCCGATGCCGCGCCGACGTTCGCCGCCTGTGCGAAGCTTGCCGACCCGGAAATCGAGACGCCGCCCGTCGCCGCGCTTACGTCGTTCACTTCCGCCGACGCAGCAGAGCCAGAGACAGACGCCGAACCCGAGGCCGACGCCGTGTTGGGCGCTTGCGTCGATGCCGCTGTGCCGGTCGATGACGCCGCAGCGTTCAGGTACTTCGCTGCGCCGAGCCAGGTATTACCGCCAGATTGGAGCGTCTTGACCGTACAGGCGATCGTGAGCGTTTGGCTCGCCGAATTAGCCGCATATGTCAGCGTTGTCGAGTAATACCCGGAATTGCCCGCGCCGGTCGCGGTTGGCGTGTGCGTGACGGCCGTCGCGCTGCCGTCTGAGAGAGTCGCGACCAACTGCGCCGCGCACGAATTCGCGCCCCAATAGATCGTGACGGTGCGCGATGTCGTGTCAGCGGGTAGCGTGAACTGATAGCCTTGCCCGACCGTCGCTGTCGTCGCGTTGACGTAAATGCCTTCGGTGACGGCCGTTCCGCTCGCTTGCGGTGTGCCGCCTGTCCAGGTGTAGCCAATACCGAATGCGAACGTGCCCCAGGAAACTCCTGATCCGAGCAGCGTAGGCAAGCCAATCGTCGAGCCTGCGCCGCTCTTTCGGTTCGGCGTCGCCTGGGTGTGAAACTCAATCCAATCGGTTTGAACGGGCGACGCGAGGTTGAATGTCTCGGTGCCCGCCAGTATCGAGGTGGAGCCGGATAGGCTACCCATACGCGCCCCCGGTTAGCTTCAGTTACCGTTGCTCAACGTGAAGCCGGTAACGCTGACAACCTGGCCCGTCGCAATATTCGTGTTGTTGATGTTCAGATCGGCGCCCGAGATGCCAACCGAGCCGTCGACGTGAGCGACCGCGCCCGAGGTCGTGAGGCGATACCACGTTGCGGCCGTGCCCGCGCCAGCGCCGGCCGTGCCGGTGCCGTTGGCGATGCTGTTCAACGTCAGCACGCCACTTGCGGCGGCAGCAGCGAAGGTTGCATTGCAAGTACACGAGGCGAGCAACACCTGTGCGCCGATTGCGGTGTCGGGGTTGGTCGGTTGCGTGCCGCTGTAGATGTTCAGCACGGCACTCGCGCCGAGTTTCGTCGTGATTGCGTCTTGCTGCGCGTTTTTGAGCGATGCGCTGTATTTCAGATTCGAAGCCATGTGTCGGTCCCAGAACGTTAAAAGCCCGCGCGCGGCGGGCCGTGGTCTACGGTGTGATGGGTTACTTGCCGAGCTTGGCCGAGACGCCGAGGCCGGCAAGCAGCGACGCGGCGCCGATTCCGTATGCCTGCATGTCGAATGTCTTGCCAGTGGCGACGCTGTAAATTTCAAGCCCGAGCCCGACGAGAACCGTGACGGCCGACCAGGCGTATGCGGGTTCCAACGTAGCGTTGTCGTCGCCAGTGACGAGTTGCAAAAGTCTTTTAAGCATAGGGCGCCTCATCCTCGCTGAACACGAAACCGACCTTCTGAATGCGCTGCATTTCCCACATCGGTAGCGGAACCATGTGGATGCCGTGGTTGATGCCGCGGTGGTGCTTCGAGCACAGAATGCGCATGTTGTACTCAGAGTCGATGAAGTCAGCCGGCTCTTTGAACGTCGACCAGTCGAACGCAGGATGAAGCGCGCGCATCTTGTCCCAATCGATACCTTCACTGTCAGCCCATTCGGCATGCCAGTGATGAACCTCTCGCTTCTCCTTCGTGCCGCACACCCAGCACGGCGTATCGAGAACCGCCACCAGGTGGTGTTTGGTCTTGCGGAATAGCGTCGACTCGGCGCGCGGAGGATGGTCGGGATAGAAGATGCTGAATGTCAGCGTCTGCTTTTGTTCGTGTTCGTGCGGGATTTGCATGGGCGTAAAAAAACCGCCCGTAGGCGGCTTCGCTGGTGATGGTTGATGTCAGATGCCAAGCGCGCGCTTGGCTGCCGCGTACAGCGCCGCGCGTTCCGCTGCGCCCTTCATCGCAGGCCCGTTGATGCGGCGCGTGATCGAGTCGAATGCGCCGGAGTCCGCCAGCGTGTTGCAGCCGTGCTCAATCCAGAACCAGCCCGCCGACAGAGCGGCAAGAGCAGGATCGGTGCGCAACCTGTCCGGCTGGCCGACCATATCGAGATGGATCGCGTCGCCGAACGCCTTGTAGTTGTCGTGGAAGGTCAACTGGATCAAGCCAGAGCCGCGGTAAGCCCACCCGTCGCCGGACGACGAATCGCCGTTGCCGTACTGGTTTGCGTAGACGATGCTGGCGATCTTCTGTTGACGATCGAGCGGGACGATCTTCTCGCTAGACTGGCGGCCGAGCTTCGTCGCAATAGCAAACGGCATCTTGCGCGGCCATGTCGCCATCAGCCCCGGCACGCCGTAATTGAACGACTCGACGGTTGCTGACAGCCCTGCACTCTCATGGCCCACTTGCGAGAGAAACGCGGCGAGGCGCAGTGGCGTATTCACCGAGAAGCGATCGCAGGCGGCTTGCAAGGGAGCCGCGAACTTGGCTGCGTTTGCAGCGTTGGCGCCGCAGGAAACCTGCAGCAGCGCGGTCGTGATGGTCATTTGTCGGCCTTCAGATCGAGCTTGTCCTCGATGCGCTCGAGCTTTGCGAACACCGCGGCGATTGTCTTGTTGAGGTTGTCGAGCGCTTTTTCGAGCGTGTTCGAGGTGACGAAGGTTTCCGCGCAGTGAAGCCTGAACTCTGCGAGCGCCTTTTCAGCGGATTCGACGCGGGAGTGGACCGTGCGAAAAAGCCACCACACGACAGTGCCGGCGCCGGTAATGGCGAGGCCGATGAGTACGTTGAAGTCCATTGGCTTCCAAAAAGAAAAGCCGCCCGGAGGCGGCTGTTGCAAAGATGCTGCGTTGGTGATGCGGTATGATTTGCGCTTACCAAATATTTCCGGCGCGCCCCGCGCATGCAACGAGAAAATGGGACTATTCAGAATCATGCTGGCGCTCGCAGTGTTCGCAGCGCACGTCAAAGGCTTCTTCGATCAGGGCGCGACCCATCCCTTAATAACCAGGGATAGCCTTCACGTTTTTATCTGGTCGGGCCACGCCGTTTTCGCGTTTTTCATAATCTCCGGCTTCTATATATCGATGGTGATATGCGAGAAGTATTCGAAGCTTGAAAACGGAACGGGAAAGTTTTATCTCAATCGCGCGCTGCGCCTATACCCTGCGAATTGGGTCATGCTCGCGATTTTGGTTGTGTTCATGCTGTGCATAAACATGCCGTCGTTTTTCCTGATGGATGTGCAGCCAGGGCGAGAGGCGTTCGCCGCGATGGCGATTTTTGCACACACCTTTTTCTTTGGCTCGGAGTTGATCAGCGGATTCACGAATACCGACAACTGGTATTTCGTTTTCGGGCCGGTTTGGTCACTGAGTCTCGAACTCTATTTCTACGTTCTCGCGCCCTTCATCGTCACCCGATCGGTGCGATTCGTCGCGCTGCTCGCGCTCGGGTCGGCGGCGATCAGGCTCACGCTCTACCATTTCGGCGTTGGCGTAGTGCCTTGGCGATACTTCTTTTTCCCGTCCGACTTGGTTTTTTTCATGCTCGGCGTGCTGGCGTACCGCTTTTACGCCAGCGCAAGAGGGCGCAACTGGTTCGCGCGCGCCCGGCCGATTGCGGCGCTTGTCCTGCTGGCATCAGTGGCATACAAGCCGCTTTGGACGTTCGGCGATCAGGATCAATGGCAGTCGTGGGTTTTCTACGCCACGGTCTGCATTTGCACGCCTTTCGTATTTGACCTGACCCGGAAAAGCAAGGTCGACAACTTCATCGGGAATCTCGCTTATCCGGTCTATATCGGTCACACGATGGCGAGCATGATCGTCGATCATTTTCATGGCCCGTTCGACAAGTCGATTATTTCGTTCGCGCTAGTTCTGCTGTTTGCGCTTGGCGTGAATTTCTTCGTTGATCGGCCGATCGAACGAATTCGATCAGCCGTATCAAGCCGCCGTCAGTCGAGGCCAGTCACGGCCGGCGGCGGCGCTGAGAACGTCGCGCCGTCGTAAAGGTCGCGTTCCTTCGGTTGCGGCGAGATTCCGGTTATGTCGACGAGTGTCGCCACGAAATCAGGATGAAATCGAGATTCGATAGGAATTTCGTTTCCGTCGCCGTCGAGCCTTGCCCCGATAATCTCCGCAACCATGCCATCATCGATCCGCGCATAGGTTTTCATTACGCATACTCCCGGACGATGACGATGCCGTTCGCGCCGGCCCCGCCACCTTGATTGACGTTGAGCGCGGAAAGAGCACTTGCGCCGCCGCCGCCCGCGCCGTAGTTAATCGCCTGCGCGCCTGCGGTGTTCGCGACCGACGGCGAAGCGCCGCCGAACACGCTGCCTCCACCAATCCCGCCCGCCACATTCGAGTTACCCAACACGATGCCGTACTGGCCGGCGTTGCCGCGCACGGCATAGAGATTCGCGCCAGTAGGGGCGCTAGACTGGTTTGAGCCGCCATTAAAGAACGGCGCCGCAGTAGGAGTGCCGCCCGCGCCGCTGAATCCGCCAGGACAGGAAATCAACGCGCCAGCGCTCGACGATCCACCTGCCGAGCCAAAGTTATTTCCAGCCGTGCCGCCAGCGCCGCCAGCGCCGACCGTAATCGCCAGACTTGAGAAGCCAGACGAGTATTTGCTGCGACCATACGCGCCAGCGCCCGCCCCGCCAGCCGTAGCCGGGAGCGTGCCGTTCGTCGATACGCCACCACCACCGCCGCCGCCCGCTTGACACTCGATCTCGACCGAAGATGTGGAGGCGAGAGCTGTGAAAGTCGATGCACCCGTCGTAGTTGGCGTTCCGCCATCGACCGACACGTTCTGAACGCCAGTGACGAGCGTATAGACACTGGTTCGCAGCAGCCGACCCGGAATCGGCGCCTGAATCTGCGCGAGAAGCGAGCTGGACAGGAACGGTGCCCCCGCGTACTGCGTGATGTTGCCGGCGACGATCGTCGATGCGCCGAATGCCACCGTCACCACCCACAGGCCAGTGAAGCCAGAGTCAGGCGTCGGCGTGACCTGCGAGCCGGTCGTCGCGGCCGTGCCAGCCTTCAGTTGCAACTGGACCGTGTTGTCTCGATAGGTCGTGTTCGACGTGCCGGTATTGTTTGGGCCGCTGTAGGCGGTTGCCGGGTTGCTGGCGTTGTAATACGGCAGCACGGTCGAGCCTCCATCGACTTCCTGAAACGCGCCTTGAATCAGGTAGTTGATCGAGAAGCCTGCCGTTCCGGGCGCGGGACACGCGAAATTCACGGCATCGAGCAGGATGCCCTGTTTCATGACCGTGTGCGCATCTGCCGCGAGCGACGAGTAAGCGCCGGTGTCTGCCGCCTGCAGCGAGTAAGCGCGACCGGGGTTGACGTTCACCGTCATGCCGGCGGGCGAAGTCGGAACGCAGCCGAGCCCCGAGAACAGTGTCGATGTGCCGATCATGTCCTGCAGGACGTGGCCGATGGCGATCATCACGTTCTTGTTGGTGTTGAGGATGTCGGTTTCGAGCGGGACTGCGCCCGGATATACGGTTGCACGACGCATGTGTTGTTTCCCAGAAATGAAACGCCCCGCTCGAGGCGGGGCTGATGGATTCGAATGCTTTTGCGGATCTACGAACTGATGCGAACCCAGGCGATCGTTCCGACCGGGATAACGCTAGCGATGGCGGCGTAGATGTCAGCGTCACTGACCGCCACCTGAACCATGCTCAAACTGGCGTATTCGCCGCGCGAGGCGATGCTGTAGCCGGACGGCGAGCTGCCGTAGCCGGCAACATACGGGATGCCAGTGCCGAGCGGCCTGTAAGCCGTCACGAACGCCTGATACTGGTGAACGAGCGAGCCGTAAGCGCCGGCCGCGCCATAGCCTGACGTCGGGATGCCGTAACCGCCGGTGTCAGCTGGGCGCGCGGGCTCGATGATTAGCGGCGCGCGGCCAGTCAGCGTCGTGAGCACCTGCATAATCGCCTTTCGCGTTGCGCGCTCGCGGAACATGTTGACAATGATCCGGTTCCGGAATGCAGCGTCCGACTCGTTCGTCTTGCGCGGCAGCCCTGTGCCGAAAAAGTCGGCCGAGATCACGTCGAGCCAGCCGTCCGTCGCGGTCGCGATGCGAAGCTGAAGGCGCGCATACGTCAGCACCGCATACAGGCTCGCAAAGATCGCCGCGAAGCCGTTGAGCAGCGCCGTCAGGATCGTTGGCGAGTCGCCGAACCAGCCGCGTGGCATGAGCGCCTGCAAGCGCCCTAGGATGTCTGATTTATCGCCCGTCGCCATCAATTCACCGTGATCGAGGAATACTTCACGACCTGCTTCGCTGTCGCGGCGAGATCGGACGTTCCGCCATTGAGCGTGACGCCGGTTACGTTCGTGACTCCGACAGTCGCGTCATAGGCGACTTGCGCAAGCCGCGAGTAGGCGAGCGAGGTGCCGAGCGGCAGGCTGTTGATATAGGTCTGCAGCGCAGACTGTACGGCCGCAACAACCGCGCTGTGCGTGTAGGCGGGATCGTTGGTGATCGTCATAACAACGCTCGCGTTCACGACAACCGGCGCGAACACAGCGAATGTGACTGTGAATGGCCGCACAGCGTCAATCGCATTCGACACCGTCGAAAGCAGCGGAGACGAAGGCGCGCCGGACCCATCATCGACCACGACGTAAAAGAAACCCGGCTGATATGTGCCAGCGTAGTTGTAGTTCTCCGTGATCGTGTAGGTCAGACCCTGCTGCACCGCCGTGATCGCATTGCCGACCGCGGCCTTCGTCGCTTTCGACAGGCTTGCCAGATACGTGACGAACCGCGCGCGCGCGGCGGCATCTGTTTCGGCATTGAGGCCGTTCGTGAAGGCTGCGGCATTGGTCACCGTGTCGACGCCAGGCACCGACTGCGAAAGCTGGCTGATCGCGCCGATGACCACGTTCCCGCCGGTGCCGGCCGTGACAGCGGTCACAGTGACGCTTACGCTCGCCGCACCTGCTGCCAGCACGTAGCCGCCGAGAGAGGCGTTATACGCGCCGTTCGACGTATCGAGGTTGACTGTGAATTGCTGCGTGCCGTCCGTCGTCTGCACCACAGTGCCGACCGGAACAACCGCCTGAGCGGTTGGCGTGAATCGCGAGAATGTCACTGTACCGGTCGCCGCCGATGCAGCCAGGCGCGAAAAGCCGAAGTCAGCCAGCCACGAATCGAGATCCGCGCCGGTCGACGTCGCCGCGCGAGTCAGCGCGAGCATCTGCAGGATCAAACCTTGCAGCCAGAGCGCGATGCCGGATACCGCCTCGCCGAGCGCGCGCAGCACCGTGCCGATATTGAAATTCAAGAGGACGGACGTCACCGAACCCTGAACCGTCGACGCAAAGTTTTGAAGCATCTGCGTCAGCGATTGCGTCTGTACGTTTGCCATTATTGGTTGATGTCAAATGAGAGGATTGCGACTTGGCCTGTCGTGGCATCGGCGTACTGAATCGTCACGGCGGCGCCGTTGTTGAACGGTGCGACCGTGACAACCGGCGACGGCGACTTCGCGATGCCGGCGATCGTCGCCATCGACGAAAGGATGATCGAGCGAAGGCGGCTTGCATTAAGTGGCTGGCCGATGCGCCGCCCCAGCCCCGCACCCCATTCGGCGTGGAACGTGTAGTCGGGCGAGGCGAACGG